CTAGAGGCCGACACAGATTTTGCCTTGGGTGCTTTCTCGGTCACAACAGGCTTTCCGGCAGCTGTCGCGTTTTATGAGGAACGGCTGACCTTTGCCAATACAACGGCGCAGCCCCAAACAATATTCTTTAGTGTGGCCGGTGACTTTGAGGATTTCGCTGATGGCATCGATGCTGACGATGCGCTGATCTATACCATTGGATCTAACCAGGTCAACGTCATCCGCTACCTATCATCAAGTAGGGCGCTTATTGTCGGCACGTCTGGCGGTGAGTTCGCGGTTACTGCATCAGGCGGCCCGGAGCCGCTCAGCCCGACTAACGCACAAATCAAGCGCCAGGCCTCATATGGCTCTGCCAACATCCAGCCAGTGCAAGTCGGTAACGTCACGCTCTTTGTGCAGCGCGCCAAGCGTAAAATCCGCGAGCTGGTCTACAATTTCGATACGGATTCATATCAGGCGCCTGATCTAACGATACTGGCAGAACACATAACAGATAGCGGCATTGTTGAGATAGCGCACCAGCAAGAGCCGGACAATGTGGTCTGGCTGGTTCTAGATGATGGCCGACTGGTCGGCATGACATACCGGCGCGAAGAGAACGTGATTGCTTTTCATAAGCACCTTTTTGGCGGCAAATCAGATACCGGCAAAACAATCATTGTGCAAAGCATTAGCTTTACGGCTAACAGCACCACGGTAAACACAAGCAATAATCGCATCACGCTGTCTAGCCACGGCCTGACAACCGGCGATCCAATTTACTATAACGCCAGCACCAATTCGATCACGGGCCTTGATAATGAGAGCGTCTATTTTGTTATAAGTGTGGATAGCAATACCATCAGCCTGGCATCCAGCGCAGCAAATGCCTCTGCCGGCACGGCAATCACGCTGTACTCTGCGCCAGGCAGTGACACCACGCAGCAGTTTTTCCAGGGCGTCAATATCGCTAACTCTAATATCTACTCGGCATCACATGGCCTTAAAACAGGCGATCTCATCTTTTATGAAACACCTGGCACGGCTATTGGCGGCCTGGCAGAGAACACCAGATATTTTGTACAAAAGATCTCTGACAATGAGTTCCGGGTTGCAAGCTCGCTAGATTTTACCAATGACATTGTTGCGCTGACATCTGCGCCAGCCACTGAGCAAACCGATAAAATCCTGACCCATGCCAAGGTTGAGAGTATTGCCACGGTGCCGGGCGATTTGGATGAGGATGACATCTATGTCATCGTGCAGCGCTACATAAATGGCAGCACTGTGCGCCATGTCGAGTATTTTTCTAACTATGATTTTGGCTCGGATGTAAATGATGCCTATTTTGTTGATTGCGGCCTGACCTACTCCGGCGCAGCTGCCACAACAATCAGCGGTCTGACGCACCTAGAGGGCGAGACAGTCAGCATCCTGGCAGATGGCGCCACGCACCCAGACAAAACTGTAAGCTCTGGCTCCATAACGCTAGAGCGCGCAGCTGAGGTCGCTCATATAGGCCTTAACTACACCTCTACGATGGAAACCATGCGCCTAGAGGCCGGCGACACTGAAGGCACCGCCCAGGGCCGTATAAAGCGCGTACACGGCGTCACCATGCGTCTGTATAGGTCTGTGGGGGCAAAGATAGGAAGCAGCGAGAATGAGCTTGATATCGTGCCTTTCAGATCTAGTGCAAACGTCATGGATACTGCCACGCCATTATTTACGGGCGATAAAGAAATAGAGTTTAGGGGAGGGTATGAGACCGAGGCCAGCATTGTTGTCCAGCAAGACCAGCCCCTGCCACTTACCATCCTGGCGCTATATCCGCGCCTAACGACATTTGAGAGCTAATGAACATAGTCCCATATTTAACTGATCACGTTGATCACATTATTAAAGAGCGCACCAATGACCAAAACCCAGAAGATTATAAGCGCTATTTTGGGTTTGGCAGCGGGCTAGATCAGCCCGGCATGGCTTATACAGCCTTTGATAATGGCCACGTTATCTGTTCTGCCGGTATCAAAAAACTATGGCTGGGTGTTGGCGAGGCCTGGATTGTCAGCAGCTGGCGCATCAGAGAAAAGCCTATTGGCGTGATCAAAGCTATACGCGCCAGGTTCGATGACATTATAGAAACCAATGAGCTGCACCGCGTCCAGGCCGCTGTAAGGGCCGACTGGGATGAAGCAATAAGATTTGCCGAATATTTAGATTTTAAAAACGAGGGCCTGATGCGCGGCTACGGCGTGGATGGTCGTGATTATTTTAGATATGCGAGGGTGAGCTAATGGCATCTGGTCCTTTGATGATTGCCAGCGCCGCAGTAAAAGCTGTTGGCGCAATGCAACAAGGCAGAGCCCAAGCACGGGCTAACCGCTACAACGCGCAGATAAATGAGCGAAATGCGCTTGTGGCCGAGCAAGAGGGTGAACAGCTCATCCTGGAGAACGAGGACGCGATTGTCAGGTTCAAGCGCGACTTTGCAAAGCTCCAAGCGGCAACGCAGCAGGCACAAAGATATAATGGCTGGATAGCAAGTGGCGGCACCCCGCTAAAAGTGGCCCTGGCTAATGCAGCTGAGGCAGATGAGGAAATCGCGGTTCGGCGGTACAACGCAAAAGTCGGCAAGCAGCAAAAAGAAGAGAGCGCGCTGCAACAAAGGATGCAAGCTAACCTCAATAATCTTTATGCCTCCGCTGCCAGAAAATCATCCTTCATCAGCGCAGGCTCCAGCTTGCTAAGCGGCTTTGGCCAGGTAAAGGCGATAGGCTGATGAGAGTTCCTACATACAGCCAGCAGACGCAACGTACAGCAGCTGTTGGCGCTCAGCCAATGACTGTCCAGGCAAATCCAAATGCTTTGGCTGCGCCAGGCAGGGCTTTGGCCCAGCTGGGTGACACAGCCTTTAGGATCAGTGCATCATTCTATGAAGCAGAAAAAAAGGCAGAACGAGCCGGCCAGGTTGCCGGGCGGGTGGCGCAGGCAACCAAGGCAGTCCAAGATTTTGTTTTAGACCCCGACAATCAAAACAGAGTTTTTGAGACTAACGGCCAGGCGTCTAGTTTTTTCGATACCAGCATGGCGCCAATCCGCATGATGGCTATGGAGGGCGTTACAGATCCGCGGGTAAAAAGCCAGATAGCGACCCAGTTTTCTACTATTTACGAGAGCAGCCGCCTGGGTTTTATGAAAATAGCGCGTAACAACTTGATTGACCGCAACATAGCAAAATTTTACGCGACAGCAGACGGTTTGAAGGAAAGGGCAGCTATTGGCAGCCCCAGTGAGGTAAACGCTGCAAACATAGAGCTGTTTGAAAACTACAACAAACAAGGCGTGGGCCTTTATGATTACATGGCCCAGCTGGGCCTTATCGATGAGCAAACAGCGTTAAAAAACAGAAAATCTGCCGGCAGTGATATCGCGCAGACACAAGTCAATTCTGAGCTCAACTCAGCTGCCCTGTCTGGTAACGCCGAGCTGGCTGATCAAGTCATTCTAAAACTGCTTGATCCCAAGGAATATGAAGGCCTGGACGCTGAAACACGCACCAGCCTGACAGCAAAAGCAACATCACTATCAGACAAATTATTTAGGCGCGCTGTCACTGCAGCTGAGAAAGCAGAAACTAAAACCGCGAAAGACCTTAAAAAGAGACAAGAAACAACTGAACGTGACTTTTTTGCGAGGTTCCGGGCCGGCAGTATGGAGAACGCCACAGATGCTCAGATCCAAGCTATGCCGACAGAGCTTGATATCAGTGAGGCACTGACTTTTGGAGAGATCCGGCAGCCGGCAGCAGACGCCTTGATTAAGCTGGTGCGCGGCGGTGATGCGCCTGTCGATGACGCACAGTTCGTAACGAATATTCAGCAACAAATTTTAGCGCAAGATACTGAAGCTGGGATCAATGAGCTCGTTGACACGGCCACAGCCGCGCTGGGTCCGAATGGAAAGATTACGCAAGGCTCGCTTGAGAAGGTCATATCACTTGCAGAATCAGCCAAGGCAAAAACCCCTGAGGTCGAAGAAATCAAAAGATATGAGCAAGTCTTAAACAAGCTCTTACAGCAAGATGCGGGCTTCCAAGCTGAATTTGACTTTGGCGAGCAAGCCAGGCGGGCAGACGCCTTAGCTACATACTTTGAGCTGACTAGTGACCCTGACATGCGCCTGTCGGGCAAAGAGGCATACAATCAAGTAAGGGACATGTTTGGTCGGTCCTTAAACCAAAAGCTCAACTTTCTTGCTCCAGCCACTTTGGTGCGTGAGGCAGTCGGTAAACCGGCCAGCCAATGGCTGCCGGAGGACATTTTAAAGGCTCAGTTAGCAGTGGGACGAAGCGATCTCAATCAAGTTCAAAAAGCCTTAGAGTATGAAACCATTGGCGAGATTGAATCGATCGCAAGAAAAAACGCTCAGGCGCTTAGAGAGGCAGAAGATGCCGCCGCAACTACAGAGGACCAAGATGGTCGCGGATTATTTGATTTTATCAAAGAGTGGCTAAAAGGCGATGATGACAGACTGAGGACAAGCTAGTGGATTTCCTAACCTCATTTGCGAACAGCCGGCTAGATGCCAGAATGGCAAATGGCAGATATGCCAAGGCTATCCAGGACGCATCAGACATTGAGCTGGATGTTGACTACATCCTTAAAAAAGATGTCATGCCGACCAACACAGCCCAAGAGCTAGATGAAAGCGAGCTGATAGATATGAGCTCACCCACTGGCTCCAACTGGGCTGCCGCCAGTCAGCGCATTTATGAAACCTTCCGGGGCGACAGAGATCTGAAAGGCCGGAACATGGCGCGGGGCGCGCGCGAGCCGCAGACGCCAGAAGAATATGCACAATGGGGCATAGAGTTCATTGGTCAGATGAATCACAATTTCTCAAGCATGGCCGTCAACACAGTCAAGCTGAACGGTCAGGACGACATGACCAAGCTGGCAATGCACCATCTTTTCCAGGATTATGAGCGCCTGCCCGGCATGAGCTGGAACGGGACCAAGCGGTTTTTCAAAGGTATAGCCACAGATCCAACAACATATGTAGGGCTAGGCACACTTGGCCTGGGAACATTGGGTGTTGCCGGCGCCAAGCAAATGAGCAAGCAAGGTTTCTCGCGTTTCTTGCGTGGATCTCTTAATCCCAAAATGTTGGCCGCTTATGAGGGCGCTGGCTACACAGGGGCTTTTGACGCAATGCGGCAGAATATCAACGTGCAGGCTGGTATCCAGGATGAGCTTGATTTAGGACAAACTGGTTTGGCTACGGCTCTTGGCGGTGTTGGTGGCCGCGCGTTAGCTGAGGGCGTTGACCAGGTGGTCAAAAACGCACCGGCCATAGCAGGAGCTGTGCGCGAGGGCATTGATCAGCTGGGCCAGGCAGCTGACGCCAGGACTTTGCAAAGAGCCCAAGACACAAGCGTCCAGCTCAATACTGGCGTTGACCCAATGCAGGCAATAGATGCTGCTTTGTCTGGGGCTGGCAGAGTAGCCAGAGGGATGCAAAGACAGGTGGTAGCACCTGGAACAACAATCCCGCCAAAAACCTCCCCACCAACAACTGATGATTTGGCCGCAGCTCAGGCTGATACACGGCAAACTGCCGAATCTGTTGGTCAAAGGCTTGATATCACTGTGCCTGAGGCTGAACGAGTTGCTGGTGGTACGTATGTTGCTGGGGCGCCAGGCGGTGGCCGTTGGTCAGACTTGCCCGAAGAAACACTTAATCAGCGCGGTCCAGGGTTTGCTGGATCAGATGCAGATCTTGCCCGTATGTGGCAAGAAACGCTCAGTGAGGTTAGCCAGGCAGCGCGTGACTCTGTTAGTAGAACGGGTGCAACTTGGGAGGCGTTTCCTGCTAAATCTTGGGATTTGGCTATGCGCCTGCCCAACAGGCATCAGTTTTGGTATGAGCTCTCAGGAGAAAGTTTTGTAGATCGTTTGCCAGACTTAAGCATGGATGAGCACATGATGTTTGTCGATTTGGTTGGCGCTACATCAGCGCGAGCCGGTCCTGGCCCTAATTTAGAGCGAGCTGTTTCTGTGCTTTCGCAAAATTTGCGCGGGGTTCCTGTCGATGTTGATCTTACAACGCAATCAACTGTAGAAGCCGCGTTGCAACGCCAAGGGGTTGGCGTCAGCTCTGACTTAGCAAATAAAACCGGCATGTTTTCTGACACTCTTGCTTTGACTGGCGGTTTGCCTGTTCGCTATCCAATAGCGGTAAATGATGTCTGGGTGGCAAAAGCATATGGCATTACAGACGGTCAATTGAGTGGCAACCAAGCCCTGCATGAGGTGTTCGGCAAATACACAAACAAACTGCGTGACTTTACAAATCAAAAAAGTCCTGGGGGTATTCCACACCAAAGCTGGCAAAAACAAGCACGTCAGTGGGTGCAAATGCGCTCCGCTGATGATGGTATTGATACATCTAAGGTTACGTCTGTTGAGGGCAATGATTACGCTTCAGAATTTGGCCGTCTTGTTCAAAAGCTGGAGGGTGCCGGCATCAATGTTCCTGGCGGCGTTTTAACAAGAAATGTATTGATGGACCCGCGTGTTGCTGACGCTTTGCGCCCTACAACGCCCGGCTACAGAGAGGCGCCAAAAGCAACAGTTGAGTTTGGCACATTGCTAACGCCATCTGGTGAAAAGGCCGCTAGCATTTTTGCTGCGGCAAGAGATGCCGGCGACACACTAACGCAACAAGAATATCTTGGTACGCTCACTGGCAGCATGTATACCAGCGCCAGAGGCAAGACACTTTGGGAAAAAACTGTTCGCCTAGCGACCAATGAGTCAAGAATGGTTACGCGGATTTCCGCGCCAACAAAGGCAGACCCATTTGCTTATAGCGGCACATTTGAGGGAGCTGCTGCACCAAATATCCGTATACCGCTCAAAAATATGTCACCAGACCAGATCGCATATTTCAATGCGATGGCAGGAAAAGGTCTAAAGCAAAAGGCCATGGCTGCTGCAGAAATTAAAAATATAAACTTAAATGAGGCTTTGCCAGAGGGCTACATCGAAACTAACACATTGTATTTTCCTTGGACACAGACGGTGCCAGAAGAGCTTATCATAGGGGTTTCACGGGCGCTCGGTGAGGGCTTTGAAGTGTCTGCAAGCAAAACGCCTGGTGGACTAGCAATAGACGTAAACCCTAGATTTACTGATGATGGGGCTGAGGGGCCAGACGCCGATGCCATTGACAGAGCGACAGATTTCCTAGAAAATGAGTTCGGCGCTCAGAATGTGAAAGCATTTAGAGCGGCGTACAAAAGTGACTACGGCAAAAACTATGTCGAGGATGACGGCACAGGGGCAGCCTACGATGAAATCATCGAAGCAACGCTAAAAGGATGGGAAGATGAAGCAGCCCAGCAAATCCAATCAATCGCCGGGACAAGCACAACAGCCGATGCAATCACAGCCTTCCTCAGGGGTGACACAAAAGACCTCGCCATCACAGGCGATGGGCTCACGAGCGCCGAAAAGGCTAGCATCAGACGAAGAACATCAACAGTTCGTAAAAATGCGCGGGGCAGAGTTGATTCTCACAACCAGACGTTAGCTGAGTGGGGTCAGCTTGGTGATGAGCTAGATAACAAAATGACTGCCGCTATTCCTAAGTGGGAAAGGCGCGCAGCAGCTAGAGCGAAAAATCAAGAGGCTGTAGCCAACGCCTCAGAATTATAGTACCTTGTTATAAAGTAGGGGCGCCGTGAGGCGCCCTTTTTGCTGGGAAAATCATGGCACTTACAGATCCTAAGACACCTGAGGGCATGGCCTTGCAGGGCGATTTACTGCGCCCGTTAGAGGGCAATGAAATGCAGCCCGTCCAGACTGCTGGGCTATTTGACGCGCTAGGCAAGGCAGTAGGTGGCCCGGTACTGAACAGGGCTCAACAGCGCCTGCGCGAGTTGCAGACACAGCCACAGCCGGCAGCCCCTGAGATTGCTACAGATGCAGTTTCGGTTGATCCTGTTTATGAGGCACAGCTTAAAGCAATGACCGCGCCTTACCAAGGTGACGGCGTGAATATCAAACCCACAGAGGCAGAGGCAGCTGCTGTGGCAAAAGCTATGAATAGACCTTCTCAAGTGAGTGATGAGGGGTTGTTAAGCGATTTTCGGGCAGTTGGCGCTCGTGGTGATGAAAAAATACCAGATGAGGGGAGGGTCTTAGCGTCTATTGAGGCCATAAGCCAGACTTACAGAGCCGATATCTCTGGAGCTGCTCGCGATGAAATGAAAGATAAGGCTGTTAGAGATTTGGCCAATCTCTTGGGAACTACTCAGAAAAAAGTATTACAAACCAAAATACTGGGCAGAGAACGTGGCGAAACTTTCAATGCTGAAACAATGCTTGCCGCGAGGGATTTGTTAGTTTCAGAAATGAACACTCTGGATAGGCTGGCAGCCATAGCTGAAACAGGTAGTGATTCAGACGCACTTAAATTCCGCACACAGCTAGAACTTGTGTCCCAGTTACAAGCGCAAGTAAAAGGCGCTCAGACCGAAATTGCCAGGGCGCTATCGTCTTTTCGCATACCCGCAAGGAACTATTCCGGCGACCAAGACCCAATAATGAAGGCAGCTGCAACGACCACTATATTGGACGATTTTGGCGGTGCCGGCACTGTGCGTGATATGGCAAAAGCATATCGTCAATCAGGCTCTCAACACGCTAGGGCAGCATTTGCCAGGAGCGTAACAAAACTAAAAGTGCGTGAGAGCTTGGATGCCTTTTATGAAATGTGGATTAACGGCCTGCTAAGTAATCCAGTTACTCATATTAAAAACGTAACTGGTGCTTTTCTTACTACTGGCGCGCATGTGCCGGAGATGTACGGTGCCGCAATGGTTGGTGGCATGAGGCGCGCTTTGGGCGGCCGGGGTGGCGTCACAGCAGCTGACGCTCATGCCTCTGTGTTCGGTGCCATTATGGGGCTGCGGGATGCGTATGGCGCTGCAGCCAGGGGTTTTGCAACTGGCGAGAAACCATTGCCAGGTACAAAAATTGATTTTCAGCCATCTAATATGATTGGCAACAAAAACAAACGAGTGGAACATGCTTTTAGCGCCGAAGCCTTTGGCGCTCAGGGTCCGATGGGAACATCGATAGACGCGCTAGGACGCCTATTAACAATAAACCGTATTCCAACACGGGCGCTAGAATTTGAAGATACTTATTTCAAGGTAGTGGCACACCGCATGTCTTTGTATGAGTCGGCCATGCGCTCTGGGCGGCAGAAAGGTTTCAAAGGGGATGACCTAGCAGAGCACGTTGCAAATTACCTATATGACCCTCCAGCGATAGCCATCAAACATGCTGATGCCCACGCAAAATATGTGACCTTGCAAACTGATTTAGACGAGGTTGGCAGAAACATTGGCGGCCTGCGGAAAATACCTGGCATGAGGTATTTCCTGCCATTCTTCAAAACGCCTTATAATGCTTTTAAATACGCCATGTTGGATCGCTCTTTTGTGGGCGCGATCTATGGTGAGAGCGCAAGAGCAATAAAAAGAGCAAATGCGCCCGGCGCGTCTATGGCTGACAAAGCTGCTGGAGATTTGGCGATTGCCAGGCTTTCGCTAGGCACAATGACTGCGGCATTAATATTCCATTTTTCTCAAACTGGGGAGGTTACTGGAAGAGGTCCAACTGATAGGGGCCTGCGAGCATCAATGATGCGTAGTGGGTGGCGCCCTTATTCTGTCAAAATTGGTGACGAGTATTTTAGCTACCAAACAGCAGAGCCATTTTCATCGATTTTAGGAATGGCGGCAGATGCCGGCGAAGCAATGCAATACGGCGGTATGGATGCTGACAAAAGCGAAGATATTTATGCGGCTGTCGCCGCTGTTGTTGGAAACCAGCTGACCAACAAGACATTTATGCAGGGCTTTAGTAACTTGGTTAAAACACTAAATGACCCGGTTCGTTATGGAAAATCTACAGCTGATAGCTTCATACGATCTTTGACGCCACGCGGGGTTGCAGCTGTTGAACGTATGATGGACCCAGAGGTAAGGGCGGCTGTTGATGCTGTTGACTCATTTAGATCTCAAATCCCTGGTTTAAGTTCTTCTTTGCCAGCCCGGCGTAACTTTTGGGGGCAAACAATTTACACAAGTGAAGCATTTGGCCCTGATTTGGTAAGCCCGATATACATGGGGCAGTTCGGGCCAAACCAGCTGGACCCAGATCCCGCTCGCGCTAAACAGGCCTTTGAGCTCGACCAGGAGTTCAAGGCTATTAAATGGGGGCCGACAGATCACCCAAGCAATTTTGATGACATGATTGAGTTTGGGCCAATGATGAAAGCCCGATATCACGACTATGCCGGCATGAGAGCCCTGCAAACGATTACCCAGACTGTGGGGATGCCGGAATATCAAAAGTTCCGCAATGCCTTTGTAAACAACGGAGACAAGCTGGCCCGAGATCAGGCCATCTTGATGCTGCGCAGCGCCACGCTATCAGCTAGGGAAATGGCAAAAGCTGACTTGATGTCCGACAAAGAATTTGGCCCTGAGCTGCTGGAGCTTATTGGAAGAGCAAACGACAAAAGATCTAAGCAGGCAGATAACATTATGGAAGTATTGAGATGACAGTATCAAGCACCGCAAATAAAGTTAGCTATTCTGGCAACGGGTCTTTGGACACCTTTGCCTATACCTTCAAGATATTTGCCGACAGTGATCTGAAGGTCTTTATCAGGACTAGCGCCGGCACAGAGACGCTAAAAACGATCAGCACCCACTACACGGTTACTAATGCCGGGGTGGCTACTGGCGGCAATGTCGTTTTCACCTCAGGCAATATACCGGCCAGCGGCGAGACTGTTGTTATCCAGCGTGAGCTTACGCTGACACAAGGCACCGACTACGTTGAGAATGACCCGTTCCCGGCGCAGAGCCATGAGGATGCGCTTGACCGGCTAACCTTTGTCACCCAGCAGATGCAGGAAGAGCTGGACAGATCTATCAAAGCATCTGTGACAAACACCATTACAAACTCTGAGTTTACAGTGTCAGCCACAGACCGGGCCAACAAGGTCTTTGCGTTTGATGCATCTGGGAATCTATCTGTCACCCAGGAGCTCGGCACGAACAGAGGGGATTGGGCAGCATCGACAAGCTATGCTGTGCGCGACCTGGTCAAAGACACTAGCACTGGCAATATCTTTTTTGTAAATGAGGCACACACAAGCTCTGGCTCACAGCCCCTGACAACTAACGCCAACAGCGCTAAATACGACCTGATTGTTGATGCTGCGTCTGCGACCACAAGCGCGTCAGCTGCGGCGTCAAGCGCTACTGCAGCCGCATCCAGTGCCTCAACGGCATCAACCCAGGCATCCAATGCCTCGACCAGCGCATCAACATCTTCAACCCAGGCATCAAATGCGGCATCATCTGCCACGGCAGCGGCGTCATCTGCTACTGCCGCCGCCGCATCAGCCACCTCTGCGGCAGCCTCGCTGGATGCTTTCGATGATAATTACTTAGGGGCAAAGTCTAGTGATCCAAGCACCGACAACGATGGTGATGCCCTTACCGCTGGTGACTTGTACTTTAATACATCAAGCAATGTCTTAAAGGTGTACAACGGTTCAGCGTGGCAGGAAGCTACTTTGGTTACGACTGCCACCACGGCAGAGCTGAACATCATGGATGGCGACACCTCTGCGTCATCCACCACTGTGGCAGACGCTGACCGTGTCGTATTCAACGATGCTGGCACCATGAAGCAAGTGGCAGTCACAGACCTGGCTGCCTACTTTGATGATGAAATCACCGCCATGCCTAACCTTGTTACAACAGGCGCACTAAATTCTGGCAGCATCACAAGCGGCTTTGGCGCGATAGACAACGGTTCTAGCAATATCACCACGACAGGCGTTGGAACATTCGGCTCACTGGATATTAGCGGAGACATTGACGTGGACGGCACCACAAACCTAGATGTCGTAGACATTGATGGTGCTGTTGATATGGCGTCCACATTGCAAGTCGACGGCGCAATAACATCATCTGCTGGCGCAACAATCACTACTGCCGATAACACTGCACAGCTTACTATAAAATCTACGGACGCAGATGCAAGTGGTGGTCCTTTTATAGATTTAATAAGAGACAGCAGCAGCCCTGCGGCCAATGATATTGTAGGTTTACTTAGATTCCGTAATGATAATTCAGCAGGAGACGTACACACTTACGGTTTAATCCAGTCAAAAATCTTAGATGCTACTGATGGCAGTGAAGATATGGGGCTGGAAATAACAATGAATAAAGATGGCACGAATCGTAGCAGAATAGAGTGTCTTGCTGCCGAAACTGTGTTTAATGAGGATAGTGTAGACCTAGACTTCCGTGTTGAGTCCAACGGCAACGCTAACATGCTGGTTGTGGATGCGGGTAATGATAAAGTCGGCATTGGGACTAACGTCCCAGCAAACAAATTATCTGTGGTTGGTGGAGATTTTGGAACACTCCTTCTAGATAACGCTAACTCATCTCACGGAACACAAATTCTTTTTCAAGCAAATGGCACAGCCAACACAGGTGGTGACATTCAGATGTCTGATGCTGGCGGTATGAAGATTAGAACGCTTGCAGTTGAACCAATTACACTTGCTACTTCTGCGTCCGCTGGTTCTCCTGCTAATGTGCTTGTTCTTGGAACAAATAAAGATGTGACTGTTAGCGACGGCGACCTTGTGATTGGCACAAGTGGTCATGGCATTAGTTTTGCTGCAACCGGTGATGCTAGTGGCGCGACCAGTGAACTTCTTGACGACTATGAAGAAGGCACTTGGACTCCAGTGTTAACAACAAGTTCTGGAACTCCTGCTACTTATGGCACACAACAGATAGGAAAATATGTAAAAATTGGTGATTTGGTACACATTTATTTTGATATTGCAATCAACCAAGTAAACAACAGTAATACAACTCTTGTTTCTGGACATCCTTTCAATTCAGTAAATAACGACGCACTGGCAGTTAGTTTCTTTAGCACTTTGGCTGTCAGTCCCGTGTTTGTACAGTTTCAATCTGTTGGGTCAAGTGGTTTCATGGCCGTCGGCCTGACAAGCGCAGGGACAAACATTACCAACGGGCTTGGAATATTCGGAAATAGCGCAAGAATAATAGCAAGTGGCACTTACAGAACAGCATAGGAGACTGATATGGCACTAACAGAAGAAACAGTAGAAGACAAGATTGAAGTAGTTGGCGACCATAAAATCGTACAAGTTCGCACCGCAACTGTGATTAAAAAAGATGGTATGGAAATTAATCGTAGTTTTCATCGGCACCAAGTGTCACCTAGTGTAAAAACAGATAGCGGTTGGTCCGACACAGACATCAGCGGTGAAACAGCAGAAGTACAAGCTATCTGCAATGCCGTGTGGACTGATGCTGTAAAGACTGCATATCAGAAAATGGTAGATGCACAAGAACTTTAATTAAAGATGGATTTAGTTCACATAATAGACGGTTTGATTGGCGTTCTGGTCATGGCTGGCGGCTGGTTCCTCGGATCACAAGCGCGTGAGGTCAAGCGGCTGGATATCTTGATAAACAGGACACGCGAGGACTTTGTGTCGCGTGGCGAGTTGCGTAACGATTTGCAAAGAATAACTGATAGTCTACAACGCCTAGAGGACAGACTGGAGCGCCTCAGCTCATAGGTGAACCATGCTCACTGTTTTCGTCTTGACCGTTTACATGGGGCTGGGCGAAGACAAAAAACTAATCCACGACAAAATGCTCTTTCGCAGCCTGGTAGACTGCCAGTGGTATGCGTCCCGTATTGTCAAAACCTATGGCAACTATGAGTTCTACCGAGCCGGCACTGACAAGATCACTGCCTATTGCCTGCCCCTAGAAATCCCAGACAACACTGATCAGAGGCTTTACTGATGGACCCAGTATCAGCAATGGCGGCAGCATCAGCAGCCTTCTCAGCGGTCAAAAAAGGCGTAGCCATTGGCAAAGACATTGAGTCTATGGCCTCAGATATCGGAAGATGGATGGGTGCGCTTAGTGATCTGGATATGCTGGAGAAAGAAGCCAAGAACCCTCCTATTTTTAAAAAGTTATTTTCTGGTCAAAGCGTAGAACAAGAAGCAATGGAAGCATTTGCTGCTGCTGAAAAGAGTAGGCAGCAACGAACCGATCTCAAAAACATGATTGGCATGATGTACGGCAAATCCAAATGGGATGAGCTTGTTCGTATGGAAGGCCAGATACGCAAACGAAGGCAAGATACCCTTTACAAGCAAAGACAGCGGCGCAGAAAGTTTGTTGAGATTGTGGCTTGGATAATGATGGCAGTAGTAGCTGCCGCGTTACTCACTCTGTTTGTGTTGTTTCTTAAAGGCCAAGCTGCCAAGGCACAGCCAGATCATGTGATCTGCCGGCTGGTGGGCTGCGAGGTTTTCCAGGGGAAACGATGGTGCGTTTATAGGGGCGCATGGAACACACAAGAATCAATGAGCTTTGGAATGAGCGAGTGGTTTCCGCGTGAGTATCTTTGTGACTTTGTACCTGACGCGCCCAAGCCGCCGAGCATGAGGGACACTCTCAAGGCAATTCGGGAGAGTCAACGATGACACAGAAAAAGTTGCAGCCGCAAAGCGATTTTGAACAATACGATTTGGATGGTGACGGGGTCGTTACAGATGAGGAGCTGGAACACGCCAAGGCGATGAAACAAACAGAGCGTGAGCTGCGTAAGAGCTTGGCACAGCTCCGCATGGCAAGGTTCACGCTGATCGGCATGGGCGCCTTCACGGCAATGATGTTTACCCCTTGGGTGAGTGTCGAGCGTATTGATGCGCTCAGCGAGATTTCAAACCTTTTCTATATTTCCGGCGCCGGCATTGTCGGGGCGTATATGGGAACAACAGCGTGGATGAGTAGGAAATGATCCAAGCATTGATTGGTCCAATAGCCGAGTTGGCTGGCGGCTGGCTGAAGTCAAAGGCGGCAACCAAAGCGGCTGAGACTGAGGCTAAGGTCGCGATGAAAAAAGCAGAGGCCAAGGTCTATGAGACTGAGGCCACCAGTACAATGCTTATGGAGCAGCAGCTGACGCGCCAGATGGAGAGCAGCTGGAAGGATGAATTTTGGGTCATAATTTTTGGCTCGATTCTAATCGCCTGTTTTCTGCCCTGGACCCAAGAGTACGTTAAAAACGGGTTTATCTTCCTCGATCAACATACGCCACCCTGGTTCGCAAATTGCCTTTACATTTCAATCAGCGCGAGCTTTGGCTACCGCATAGGTAAGGCAGGGCTCGGCGCACTTGCTAACAGGAAAAAGTAATGAAGCTATCGGCTAATTTTACTCTGGACGAGCTTTGCAAAAGTCAGACAGCTGAGAGAAAGGGCATACCAAATCTGCCCAACACAGATGAGATAGAAGCACTTGAGCTGCTGTGTGAGCACATATTGCAGCCCATCAGAGATAAGTTCGGACCCTTTATGGTATCGTCAGGATTCCGAAGCCCGGAGTTGTGTGTTGCGATCGGCTCAAAAATCACCTCACAGCATTGCTGTACAGATGGTAAATGTGCTGCAGCTGATTTTGAGATTCCCGGCACTGATAACTATGCTTTGAGTGAGTGGATACGCGACAACCTGGATTTTGATCAACTAATTCTAGAGTGCTATCGCGGTGGCAACACTGGCTGGATTCACTGCAGCTGGGCGCCAGATCCACGCAAAGAGCTGCTCACATACGACAGAAAAAATGGATATAGGAAAGGTTTGATCAATGCCTGAGAGACTAGAGAAAAGCCTCATGGCCCAGGCCGCTAAGAAGGGGCTGAAGGGCAAGAAGCGTGATGCCTATGTATATGGCACCATGACAAAGGTTGCCGGCCCCAAGGGCTCTAAAAAGGCCGCTATGACCGGGTCCATCAGGCGTGGCTAAGACGCCTGCATGGCAGAGATCAGCTGGGCAAAGTGAATCAGGTGGCCTCAACGAGGCAGGCAGAAGATCAGCTCGCCGGCAGGGCATGAATTTGCAGGCTCCTGTAAGTGCAAAGCAGGCAAAGAAATCACCGAAATCAGCTGCCAGGCGTAAGAGTTTTTGCGCGCGTATGTCTGGCATGAAAGCAAAGCTGACATCTGCAAAGACAGCGCGCGATCCAAACAGCCGTATCAACAAAGCTCTGAGAAAGTGGGATTGTTAGCCATGAAACCTGGTCTATATGCCAACATCAATCGGCGCCGCGCCGCCGGCACCAGTCGTTCTAAATCCAAAAGCACAATTAGCAAAGCTGCCTACGCAAACATGAAGGCAGGCTTTCCAAAGAAAAAGAAGAAAAAAGCCTAGCCGGGTCACAAACTTTTTGTGACCCGGGTCACAGCTGGGTCACGTGCCTGACGTAACTGAACGTAACTGGGCGTAACTGAAACATTACGTATTGCTTTATGTGGCTTCATGTGGCACATATGGACTTGTAATGCATCAATGTTTTGACAGGTTCGAGTCCCGTCACTCCCGCCACGCAAGCCATTGTTTTCATTACGAAAGCAATGGTTTTTTTGCGTTTGGGTCACAAATGGGTCACAAGAAATGTTAAGTGGGTGCGGGATTTGTCCCTTTCCCGGTCTTGATCTTTACGTTAAACGTCAATATATATGTTGTGTAAGATCAAGAAAGGGATACAATCATGGAAATAGATGTAAGCCAATATTCCTCACGTGCTAAGGAAGGCAAAGCCTCTTGGTGCGTTGACACTCGCTCTCTGGTAAACAATGGCAAGCAGGAATTTTTCAAAACCAAGGCCGAGGCCAAGGCCTATGCTAAGCACGTTGCAGCCGAGATCAACCCGGCCAGCTCACAGGCCTGGGACTGGACCTTTAAGCAGCTGTGCGACAGCTACCTTGCTCACGTACAACAAGAGTTTGACGATGGCGAGATCAAGCGCTCTAACATGCTGGAGAAAAAACGCCACGCTAGATGCTTTGTTAAGCTAACGCTAGATAACCACAAGCTCACTAGCTACAAGGTGCGTGACCTTACCGCCGGCCAGATCAAGTTGCAGCTGATGAACCAGCTGAAGAAAAACCGCACAATCAAGACAGTCAAAAACATCATGGGCAATGTACGCCTGATGTTTGATCACGCGATTGATTCTGGTTGTCGTAACAGCAACCCGGCTCTCGGCGTCAAGGCCAAGGGCGCTAAGGGCGCCGGTAAAGGCTTGGCAGTCAAACCTAACGAAAGCATGATTGACAATGTCATCGCGCATATGACGCCTGCATGGCAGCTGCGCGCTGAGTTTGCAGCGACTACTGGATTGCGCCAGGGCGAGCAGCGCGCTCTCTTGTGGGCTGACCTTGTTGACCATGACTTTAAAAAGGTTGATGTCAACAAAGCAGTCGAGCACCGGGCTGGCGTTGGCGATACAAAGACGCCGGCTGGTAAGCGTAAGGTTCCACTGAAGCCAGACGTAGCCAAGAAAATGAAAGAGCTGTGGATGGCCGAGGGCCGGCCTATGAAAGGCCTGGTGTTCCCGTCACGCACAGGGCATGTGCTATCAGACAGTAGGTTCCTGCCGGCCATACACGCTGCCTGCGATGCAGCTGGCGTTGCGCGCATCAGGTGGCACGATCTGCGCCACTACTACGCCTCTAAGCTCTTGCAGAAATTCCCTGGTGACTGGTGGACTGTCACCAACCTGATGGGCCATGAGAGCATCAAGACAACCACAGAAATTTATGGGCATTGGCTTGAAGATGAAGCCCGTGACCAAGAGATCGCTGATAAGATGTGGGGGCCTTCCTAATGGAAACGCGCCTCATAGAAAAGTACCGTGTTGGGGGGGATATCAAAACCCTCGGCGCGCACGAAACCAGGTGGCAGTTTGGCAACCATGAGATCCGCGTAAGGGTGCGGCGCGGCAACTGGCAGTATTACATGAACGCCAATTCCAGAATATCTGGCTGGAATGGGCGCAGCTTGGCAGACTTTCCAGAATGGCTGGATGTTCGCTGTCCTACCATGACAGAAGAGCAGCTGCCTGCAGTAGAAGAGTGGATGCGCCAAGAGCTCACAGACGACAACGATACCAGAACTTTTGAGGTTTCTAACAAACGCTATTTACCGCGCAGAAAAGAGTTTGTCGGCCAACCGTCTAGGCACTGGCTGCCTGAGTGCGACAGAGGAAAACCAAATAGAGTGCAAAGCTGGACAGACTAATGAGCGGGGGAGCAAAAGTAGGCCATTTTATGTACTGGCCGGGCAAACTTGCTCCCCCTATGGCGCGCTGTCGCTGATACAGAAACTACACGCGCCAATCTAAAAATTAATCGTCATCAAACATTGCCGGGCCAAACTCGGACTGCAGCGTGTCACGTTTTAGATACCAGCTGCGCCCAATATGCACGACAGGCAAATCCATTGCCTTGACCAGGCGGCGCGTCCTTTGCTGAGCCGCTTTGTGGTCGTCACCCCAGAGCACACGGCTGGCCTCAGCAACGGTATATAAATATTTACCATCCATTACCGCCTACCTCTTGCCGCTGTTCTTGCTGCTGTTCTTTGCGCTTATTTACGTAGACTTTGCCGGTCATAATCTTTGGCAGATTCTTGAGCTCTGTTTCACCAGGCATTTGTTTCTGGAACACAAAGCCAATCTCAACGCCGGCCTCGGCCATTTGTGCATGAAAGTCATCACAGATCTTTTGTTGCGAATCTGTCATTCGCTCATATCTGCCGGCATCGTCATCCCAATTTGTTTTAAATTGAATAAACATAGACGCCCGGTATTCGACCTTTTGACCAGCTGCATCCTCGGCGATCATGTTCTGCCGCAGCTTGATACTATTGTTTGAAAAATGAGCCATCATCTCTCTCCATTGTTTAGTTTGTCATATTTGGCTGAGTAGTAATCTCTAAGCTCAGCAGTGAGCTCGCGGCTAAATTCATGTAGATCACCACGTTTTTTACGGGTGCGATTTGCCCAGCCTGTGCAGGCACCAATGCTATCGGCCTCATCTATCAAGCCTTTTTGCTTTGTCACCCATTGCGCCCACATATCCTCATGATCAAACGGGATCTCGTCAGATGGCGGCGGCGTTGCTGTTTCTTTTTTAGGTGCGCCCGATATATTGTCCTTGTCTGACGCTTCACGTGCCAGACGGGCCTGCTCAATTTTGAAATCCTCGGCTTCCTCGTTTGAGTAAACATCACCAGACACCTCAATGAGCTTGAGGATCACGCGGTCTTTTGCGCGCTTCTCTGCCATAGCGTAGGGGTAGCCGTTTTTATTGTTGTACGGAGCCGCCTCGCCAATCGACCATTCGACCTTTTCGCCGAGCCGGCCAGTCACCAGCATGACGACAGTTTTTGTCTGCGCGTCACTTTCGATAACCGATGGCTCATCAAAGGTGATATTGAGGTGAGCTGCAACACGCTCCAAGGATTTGTGATTCACCACAGGCGTATTGTTTTGCGGCAAGTACCACACAGCCTCGTCCGAGGTGATGCCCATATCCTTGAACAAAGCGACCAGTTTCTCAGGAATTTTCCGCATCAGGAATGATCTCCCTATTTGTCATAGATGCCCTCCAGTAGCTCGCGTCCAGCTGGGGTGATCTCCCACACAATCTCTTGCCGGCCACGATAATTGGTGGCGCGCCTGCCGCTATCGACAGCGAGGCCCATGCGGCATAGCTCGGTGATCCTCGGCTTGACGCTATATTCATACGCCCTCACACTGCGAACAACCTGGGTACTGCTTAGGCCAGACGGGGCTGCGGCGAGGCTTTGCAGGGCTGATAGCCGTAGTCCCGTTACTTTGACTGCTATAAACTCAGCGGCCTGCCGCTCAGTATCTTTGGCGTTTTTATGCACGTTAGGGCCAGGGTCACCGGGCCAGTCTAAAAGATCTGCTTGCATCATTTTCACTTCCATAGTGTTGGATCAGGGAAAACTAAGACGAGCATGGCGCACACCATTCCCATCATTAGTACGAAAAGTATTGTTGCGAAAATCTCGCGTATCCATTCCCACATTGTCATATCAACCCCCATGTCCTTTTGGCTTCATCCAGATATGCCGGCGATTCGTTCCAGCACAGCAGGGACCAGTCTGGTGAGACCATGCCCAACAGCTCGTCCTTAGTGCTGGCTGCCCTGAGGATGTTTTCGGTTGTTTTGTGATAGTGCTGAATGTCTTGGACGACATCAGCGAGGAAATCGTCACGCAGCTCAGGCGCGTTATCCGGCGTGAACAGCACATAGTCAGTTGTGCTGGCATACAAGATAAAGGGTGGCTGGCGACCATTCAGAGCCCAGAAACCGGCAGCCTGGTAGACAGAGTTCATCTCCCACATGCCGGACAGTTTTTTAGGCGCTGAAACGCTACTCCACCCAGATTTTGTCTTGGCTGGCTTTGACCATTTTGTCTTGAGGTCTCCGCGCCGCACATAATCAGGGCGAGTGTTATGAGGTAATGCATTACCGGGCAGCGTATCCATCAGGGCAATCTCGCCCAGGATGCGGTTCTCCCGTGCCATAGCTTCCCGCAGGCCGGCTATGGCATTGTCTATGACTAGCGGCAGCTCTTCTAGATATTTGCTTTTCTTAATCTCATCAGTGCCATTGTCCCAGCTGATCGGCCTATAGGCCTTTAGCTTATCTATAGCTGCCTGCTTGGCCTCTTCTACCGAGGTGGTCTTGCCTTCCTTGTCAGGCACCAGGACCATGTCAGTGGCCAGCTGCGTTGCAACGCCGGAAGCCATGTTTGCTGAGCCGGTATTGAAATACAGCGTGTCGAGGATCTCACGCGCTCTAGCGCGATCAGCCGGGTCTGCCTGTGGTGATTTGAGGATTTGGAAAGCCCAGTCAACCAATATTCTGACGTGGGTTTTTTCGTAAATCGCTTTTGCGCGATCTTTGGATTTTGGGTTTGAGTGCCAGAAATAGTGATGCCTGGCAGACCAGTCGGGTGTTTCAAGTAACATGATAAGCCTCTCCGTTACGAGAGAAGCTATATCACTTTACGTAATACGTAAACCCTATTTCTTATTTTGCCTCATTACTTATTTTTAAAAGCGTATCTGTTTCCAGATCAGCCCAGACAACCCCATGAAATTCTGGCTGCTCGATCATTACGATTCCTGGCGATGCCCATTTAATTTTTAGGTTTGTGTAATTTCCAAAATAATGCGACTCCATTGAATAGGTATTGCGGCCTGACTGGTAAAGGATGCCATAAAGCAATTCATTATTATAGGTCATTGCACAGCAATATTTGCCGAGCGCCCTGGCATCGACTGTGCTGGTAACAACTGGGTTTCTTGGCATCAGGCTGATCATGCCGTGCAGCCAGCTGCTTTTGTGGTCCTCTAGCCCTTTTAAATCCCAGTAGACTGCCATCATATCGTCAGCAAAATAGTCGTGCATATAAACGGCCTTGTTTGCGTATTTCTGTGATCGTCCGGTGGTCCACATATGTGACAAAATTAAAGGCGGGTTTTTGCCGTTATCACCACCAAGCATAATCGACCCGTGATCCTTACAATATTTTGTGGAATCCTCTTGCCATTTATTTGCCACTGCTAGGATAGGTATTGGCGGGTTGGCAAAAAATATCTCCATTGTTTTGCATTTAAGGATTTTGGCATAATCCTCAGCATCAGACAGGCTGATGGCGATATCGCCGGATTTATGGCGTGACAAAGTGCCGGGCTGGACACCCTTGAGCTCTGCTACCATCTGGTTTTTGAGGCCAGACTTGACCACCATTTTATGTAAGTTATTAGGTGCCACCGAGATATCCGCGCTAGTTTGATTTGTTACCATTGTCGTGCCTTTGTCGTTTAACGTCAATAATCTTGTACAGTTAAATTGCTTTACGGATTAAGTCAAGTACATTACAGTCTGCTGAATATTACTTATGCGGATTGTGTACATGCTATTGAACGACTATAGGCTTAAGAAGGGCTGGCACTATACGGATTTAGCCCGTCTGGTTGGTGTAAAACACGCCACGATCGTGCGGCGTTGGTGCTTGCCGCATGGTGACAAGGACCGGCTGATACCTCGCGCCGACAACATGGATAAGATCATTTTGCTGACCAATGGAGAGGTCATGCCGAATGATTTTTACATGCGCCGTGACTGAGGATGAGCTGCAAATCCAGGTAGCCAGCTGGTTGCCTTTCGCTTTGCCGCCGGGCTGTGTCTTTCATCATTCGCCTAACGAAGGCACCCGCCACGTTGCGTTCAAAACAAAGATCAAGCGTATGGGTACTAAGTTTGGCTGGCCTGACCTTGAGATTTTTGTCCCAGCTGATCAGTCCAGGACTGGCCTCAGCTCGGCGATATTCATTGAGCTAAAACGCATGAAGAGTGGCCGGCTCAACGACAATCAAAAGACCATGCGTGACGCCCTGCTTGATGCTGGGGCGCATTGGGGCATGGCTCGGTCACTTGATGAGGTCCATGAGATCCTGGCGCCCCTGGTCAAGCTGAGGGCAGGGCCATGATGCGTATCTGCGATTTCAAAAATCATTACACACGCTGCAAAAAAGGCTGGGTGTACATGCCTGATGGCATGGGCTGCGTCCAGTCTGAGCTGTGTCCGAAATGCGATGGAGAGGGACAAATACCCATGAAGGATGAAGAGCAAGACGAGCTGCTGAAATCACGCAAGCCACATGGCTACCAGTATTATCAGACATTCGCTGTGACGCTGCATGTGACATACGCCAAGAGCTACACAATCCGAGCGATGAACGATGAACACGCTATGGACATAGCCGCGCGCCGGGTTGCGAAGCGTCACAAGCACACTGACAACAAGGGCTTGGGGTTTGTAAAGGCTGTCCCCGTGGACGCCAAGCGTTTGGGCAAAGGCTAAATGACCAGGCAGAAAGATGACTGGTATCCAACGCCTCACACAGCAATCAAGAGCCTGCTGGATGTTGAGGTGTTTGACCCTGTTATCTGGGAGCCGGCAGCTGGTGACGGGGCTATATCCAAGGTGCTGGAGCTGGCCTGCTATGAGGTCGTTAGCCAGGATCTGAACGACTATGGCTATTGTCCTGCCGGCTATGATTTTCTGATGGCGACAGAGCGTGAGGCTGACTGCCTGGTAACGAACCCCCCATATAAGCTCGCTCAGCAGTTTATCGAACATGCCATAGGGCTTGGCGTCAAGAAACATGCCTGGCTGCTGCGCTTGAGCTTCCTAGAGGGGCGGGGGCGGTTCCTGGAGCTATTTGATAATTACCCACCATCACGAATCCATGTGTTCTCTAAGCGCCTGACAATTTGGAGGGGCGGCGAGGCGCCAGCTGGCACCGGCACGACTGCATATGCGTGGTTCGTGTGGAACGCCAACTACAACGGCGTGCCGCAGCTGGGCTGGCTATGAAGAAAAAGAAACGCGGAAGCGCATATGCTGATTTTCTCAGGAGGCGAAACGGGCATATGCCAGCACCAAGACAAACAGAACCAGAGCCATGTGTTGTTTGCGGCGCCATGCACCAGCTGCACATGGGAACCTGGATCATGACAGCCAACAAGGATCTGCTTTGTGCAAATGATCGTTGCTGGCGCATTGCAGTAGAAAGGGAAAAAGATGGGAAAGCGACACAAGATGTCATGGACAGATGAGCGGCGACAAGCTCAATCGGAGCGGCTCAAGAAGGCCTGGGCTGACAAAAAGGCCAGGAAGGATCTGCAGGCCTGGCACGATATTGGTGGCAAGACAGATCCCTGGTGGAAGCCCATTTTTAATTTATTCCGTAAAGGGGCTTGACAGAAAATGGAAAGTAAAAATAAAATCGGCGCAGCCGCGCTAGATTCTAAGCTACCCAGAGCTCAGCAAACAAAGCTCAGCGACAACCCAATAATAAATAACTTACTGAAAAGCACTGCCAAGCAAACAAGCTATGCTTATAGCTCAGCTATAGCCAGAGCTAAGCTATCGCCGCTTGATGAGCTTCAGCGCAGGGTTTTTAAGAGGCTCAGGCCCATGTATGGCTCTGATCGTTACATGGAATTGCAGAACCAGGTCAGCGCATTAGCGCCGCTGGAACGCCAAGACTGGCTCAATGACATGCAGGACAAGCTCAATGCAGTTAAGCAGGCTAACAATAGCTGAGCTTGACGAGCTCTTCATGGAAGCAGCTGAGACAGAGCGCAAGCTGCCAGCTGCAATGCGTAAACAGAAAATGTCCGGGTGGCCTGACTATCCCAGGGACTATGCAGCCTATGGCTATAATGCTTTTGAGGTGCCAATGCTCAAGGCAACGCCCGATCAGGTTAGCCGTTACGATGCAGCATTGAACCTGGTGCTTACCAAGCTAGATGAAGAGGACAGGCGCCTCGTGTGGGCTGTGGCAGCCTCAGCTGCGTATAGGCAGCGAGGGCCGCGCTGGACAAAGCTGGCGGTCATACTGGGCTTAAATGACCCTAGAATCGTTAAGCAAAAATACAAAGATGCACTAATACGGTTATATTATATGCTTTAAACGTAAAGACTATTGACGCGAATGTACCAAATCTGGTACTGCAAAAGATAGCATCGACTATATGTCGCTGTTAAATGAACTGCGGTTCATTCGCTGCATGGTTGGACCCTCTGTTGTAAAGGGACTGACGCATTGTTTCTTCCCTAACGAAACCTTACCGGCTGTCTGTTGTTTTATGCGAGCAACAGGCAGCTGGGCTTTTATGGATGGCAATGGCTAAGAGACGCATCACCAAAGCTCAGATGACGATTATCTGTGAGCGTATTGCTGACGGAATCAGTCTGACAAGGATCTGCAACGAGGACAGTGAGCTGCCATCGTGGAGGACAGTGCTGCGCCATGTTCAAGAGGATGAGGATGCTTACACAAGCTATAGGACAGCCAGGTCATTGCAGTGTGAGGTCATGCGTGACCAGATCATTGACCTGGTCGAGGCACCGTTGCCAAGCGATCCTAAGCTAGCAATGGCTGAGGTACAGCGTAGAAGGTTAGAGGCAGATCATAAGGACAAGCACATAAGGCAGATGCAGCCACTGGGGCTAAGAGACAAGGCTGAGGACAGCAAGCAGACGAGCGGGACGATCACGCTGAGCTGGGGCAATGCTGACGTGCAGGCTAGTGGTTGAGTGGTGCAGTGCTGTCATCCAGTGGCAGGGCTCGCGCGCACGAGGCATATGTCAACCTGATTTTAGTTTACAAAGCTGATCTTGTGACCGAGCTGTGACCCAGCGCTCTGTAATGCCCGGCTAGCCTACAAGTGGGTGCGGGATGCATACCCGTTTGCAATGTCTCGATTTCCTGGCGACCACCCCCGGCCCCCCAAAAGACCGGGCGCTGTGTCTATAACGTATATAAACCCTGACAAGAGCCTGTCTCTAATGAACATCGAAATCCCCTATTCCCCAAGGCCGCTGCAGGCTCAGATCCACTCTGAGCTATCCGAGAAGCGCTGGGGCGTAGTCGTGCTACACCGCCGAGCTGGCAAGACAGTCATGGCTATCAATCACTTGCTAAGGGAGGCTGTGCTTAACCAGCATACGAACCCTCGCTGTGCTTACATAGCGCCGACCTATCGGCAGGCCAAGGCTGTTGCCTGGGACTACCTCAAGCAGTTCGCCGGCAAGATACCGATGGTTCGCTTCCATGAGACTGAGCTGCGGTGTGACTTGCCCAATGGTGCAAGGATACAGCTGCTAGGTGCTGAAAATCCAGATTCACTCCGTGGAATCTACCTGGATATGGCCGTTCTTGATGAGATGGCTGACATGCCGGAGAGTTTGTTTCCTGAGATCATCAGGCCGGCGCTGAGCGATCGTAAGGGCAAGGCGCTGTTCATTGGTACACCCAAGGGCCACAACGCCTTCTATGAGCTTTATACGGCTGCTGAGAGCCAGGACGACTGGTACACGGCGATCCATAAGGCTAGTGAGACTGGCATATTGGATGCAGAAGAGCTGGATGCTGCCAGGTCCATGATGTCAGCCGACCAGTACCAGCAGGAATTTGAGTGCTCATGGGTGGCTAATGTGCCAGGTGCTGTTTTCGGCAAAGAGCTGCAGCAGATCCAGGAAATGGGGCGCATCAGCAGTGTGCCATATGACCCGGCATACACGGTTGATACCTGGTGGGATCTGGGCATAGGCGATAGCACGGCGATCTGGTTTACCCAAAGCGTTGGCCGGGCTGTGCATGTGATCGACTTTTACGAGAACAGGGGCGAGGGCTTGCCCCATTACGCTGCTGTTTTGCAGCAAAAAGAATATTTGTATGGGAGCCATAACGCGCCGCATGACATTGAGGTCAGAGAGTTGGGCAGTGGCAAGAGCCGGCGGGAGGTATCCTGGGATCTAGGGATAAATTTTAGGGTGGTTCCAAAGCTGCCTGTCGAGGATGGGCTCCATGCTGCACAGATGCTTATACCACGCTGCTGGTTTGATAAAGAGCTCACAAAACCGGGGCTCGAAGCCTTACGACAGTATCACCGAGCCTACAATGAAAGACTTAGAAGTTTTCGTAATACCCCTGTTCACGATTGGTCGTCACATGCTGCGGATGCTTTTCGTTATTTGGCGGTTGGTATCAAGGACGCCAGGGCAACCGATAGACCCCCGCAAGCATTTGCGGATTCGCACTATAACCCACTTGGATATGTAGGAGCTTAACCATGTCTGGATTGTTCGGGGGCAGCAAATCGTCAGCCCCGCCACCACCTCCACCACCGCCACCACCGGCAAAAGCCGTACCGGCTTCAGCTGTTGCAGCTGATACGGATGCAAAGATAAAAGACCCGAAAAAGGTCAACAAGAAAAAGACCCAGGTGACTGGCCCTCAAGGCGTCCTTAATGAGGATAGCGTTGAGTATAAGTCGCTCCTGGGCGGCGCAAAGAAGATGAAGTAACAATGGGGGGTGGCGGTCCATCAGATGGGGGCGATAGCCCCGCTCCAGACCCAATAGACAATACAGAACCGCCCGGAGTTCCAACAACACCGCCACCATCACC